ATATATAGTATATTCTTTTTTTTATACCTTTTTTATATATTCCTTAGAAAGTTCCAAAAGTTCCAAAAGTTCCAAAGATCCAGTCAAATTATAAACTTTCCTATAGGGAAAAAAAAAAAAAAGTTGGAAATTTCCCATTTTTTTTTTTTTCCAAAGTAAAATACTAGAGGAATTCAATGGAACTTTTGGATCTTTGGAACTTTCTAAGGATTGTATATATTATTATAAAAAATAATATAGTATCTATTATGATAATAAAAAAAGAATAAGAATCTATAAAAAAGAAAGAATGGTCACAAAATATTTTGGAACTTTTTTGGATCTTTGGAACTTTCTAAGGAATATATATTAAGGAAATTATAAAAAGGATATAAAACTAAAAAAATAAGGTATATAGATATATATAATGCCTACAGCTGAATCACAAAAAAAAGCATTTTTAAAATGGATTGAAAAAAATAAAGATAAATACATAAATAGTATGAAAGAATCAAAACAAAAATGGCGAAATGAAAACCGAGAAATCCATTTAATTAAAAATGCCGAGTATTCAAAAAAGAGTTATGATAAATGGAATACCTTTAAAAAGGAAGCAAAACGTTTACGTCTTATTATAGCTGAATAAAATATATATTTTAGGAATTTAAAAAATAAATAAAATAAACTTAAGGAATTTTTATCTAAGGTATATATAAGAAATGGAATTTATTGAACGATGCCCCCTAAAAGAACTTCACTATCTATTGAACATGAAATTTAACACCTATAAGGTGTACGTAAAAAATGATTGTAGCAATGATGATGAAAGACTTAAATATTATGAAAAAATGAAACAAATGGCGAAATCGTTGATCAATACAAATGGTGAAATAAAACGTCTATATAAATTTACGGGTGGTAATGACTGGGGAGACGGTAGCGGTTCAGGACGATTATTTGCTATAGGCAATAGTATACAAGGATTACATCGATATTTCAGAGGGTTTTTATTAAGAAATTCAACTACTGATATTGACATGGTTAATTGTCATTGTGTACTATTACAATATCTTTGCAAAATACATAATATTAAACATACTGAATTAACTTATTATATTGATAACCGAGATGATATATTAGCAGCATATCCAGACCGTGAAAAAGCCAAGCGTATGTATCTTATTGCAGTAAACAAAGATGAATTAAATAAAAAAGAAACTGATAAAAATTTTAAAGCATTTGATAAAGAATGTAAAGTCATACAAGAACAATTAACAAAACTTCCATGTTATGCCAATATCGTAAAAGATATACCTGAACATAAAATATACAATTGGTATGGTTCGGCTATCAACCGTATTCTTTGCTATTATGAAAATCGTGTATTACAAATTATCATTAATCATTTAAATAAAAAAAATATTGAAATAGCAGCTCCCATGTTTGATGGTGCTATGATATATGGTAATTTTTATGATGATATGACTCTTATTCGTGAAATTGAACAAGATATTAAAGATGTATTTCCTGAAATGAATATGAAATTATCCTATAAACAACATAACGCAGAAATTCAATTACCTGAAGATTATGAAATTCCAGTTGATGAACCAAAAAAAAATGTTCGTTATGCCGATTGCGATTATGCAGCATGTGAATATATATTTGAAGAAGTCAAATCATTTTTAATCTCCTATAAAGGACGATTATTTTATAAATCAAAACATATTTGGATTAATGACAAAAATAAAATTGATGATATTATTCTAACTTATATTACAAAATCAAATATTTATAAACCATCTGATGATGGTGATATTCCTTATTGTCAGAATGTAAAAAATGCTAAAAATATTCGTGATTTGTTATATGCACAAATTAGAACAAACAATGAAAATCACACCTTGTATGATAATTTTCATCATGTTACGAAAGATCGGCTTTTCTTTTTAGATGGAGTTCTTGATTTTAAAGCTAAGAAATTTTATACATGGGAAGAAGTCAAACAAGAAGATGACTTCTCCTGTGTACAGATCAATCGAAATTATGCTAATTATTTCAAAAATCCTGATCAAAAAATAATGGATTATATTGAATCAAATATTATTGAGCCTATGTTTGGTGATAAAATGCCTATTTTTCTTCATCTAATAGCCCGTGCATTAGCGGGACACTATGAGGATAAATTATGGGCTACTTATTTGGGTAATCGTAATTGTGGAAAAGGTGTTCTTTATGATCTTCTTAAATATGCATTTGGTGATTATGTAAGTACATTTGAAATTGGAAATCTTATGTATAAATACAATACAAATTCGACTAGTGAAGATAGCAAAAAATTATATTGGACAATTGACCTTGAATTTGTTCGTTTAGCTATGTCACAAGAAACTCCAGATCATAAAACTGGTTTAAAATTAGATTCTAGAATTGTAAAAAAAATAGGAGGTGGAGGTGATGATATTATAGCTAAAAGAAATTACGATAGAGTTGATACCATTTTTAAAATGGAAACTTTCTTATTTATGGCGGGTAATAGCTCTATTGACGTTGACAATGAAGATTGCAATGAACAGCGGATTGAGTTTAACAGTGTAAATCAATTTAAAACACAAGAAGAAATCGACGCATTACGAGACAGTTTAACTCCTGAAGAATTATCACGTTATAGAATTAAAAACCCAGATATAAAATCATTATGTAAAACAGAAGATTTTATGAATGCTATGGTCTATTTATTATTTAAAAATTTCAAAAATGAAGCTGTAATTGTTCCTAAAAAATCAGTTGATGAAGAAGACACAGGATTAATCGGTGTACTAAAAGATAAATTACAATTTACAAATAAATCTGATGATTATGAATTATGTAGTACTATATACCAAAAAATAGATTTTGATAAAGGCAAAATCACCAATGAATTAAATTCACGTAATATATTTAAAAAAAAGTTAACATCAGGTCCAGACAAAAGCAAATATGCCTTTATTGGTATTAAATTAATTAGACAATCTCAACAGTCTCAACCAATAGGAGACGAAGACATAGAAGAACTTGATGAACTTAAATAATTTATAATAATTTTTCCATTTAATATTTCAATTGATTTAAAGAATCAATTGAAACTTACCATAATATTTTGTCTGCAAACCACCCATTTGAACCTACTATATGCCGGTCCTTCACATGACGTTGTTTATAGGCTAACCTTCTAGAATCTGCATAGTCCTTACCAAGATATTTGATATAGGATGGATAATCATAATAACCCATAGATCCAATAGTAGCTATTTTATGACCATCTTTGTAGACATCTATTTTTTTATTTTTTTGACTCGATGGTTTAATGTCAACTCCAAGACGTTTTGCCTGTTGATACGAATAATCTGTAATTTCATACATATATATGTAGTATCAGATAAAAAACCTATGATATAGGGTTTTACTTCAATAAATACCACAATGACATTCTACTATGTAAAAAGTCCAAATTGGACATTTATATTTGTAATAATTATGATCATATTTTTATCACAGAGGTCATTGTCCTCCACAATAAAAAACACCTAACATATAAACCGGTCATAAATTATGACTGGAACCAATGTCTACCTCAATAAAAATTATCTACATGTAAACTTGCGGACAATAACCGCTGGACTACAAATTAACGTCCAATTCTTTGGGTAGGAGGTAATGAATTAAGAATGTCAGTGGAATGCTCTTTTAACGGGTTATACGTTTTAGATTTTATCGTAATGTTCTTCTTTTTCGTAGATGGATAAAGCCAACCATATAATGCCTGTGATGGTGCTTTGATCATGCTTACTAAATCACCAGATGATCTTATATTGTATTCATGAGGTAATTGCATTTCACCTTTATACGCAGGGTTCACATTAATGACTTCATTGGTTAAACCATCTTGTAATAAACCACGTGTAATAATCGCTCCTTGACTATGACCTATGTTAGTGTCTACTTTTCCATATTTTTGTATAGCTTTTTGCTGCACCTGTTTAGCTCGTTGATATCGAGGGGTTGATTTGTAAGCGTTTGAATTTAATGTGTATACAATATTATTACCCCAGTCAGATGCATCATAGGTACCACGATTTGATATAACCACTTGTCCTGTGATAGGGTCTTGATAAACATGAGCTTCAGGTATACTTAATTCTTTATCTAAAACAAATGAATTGATAGAATCATCTGGAGTATCTAGATAAGATTGTTTAATCATAGGGTTTAAGGTTTGGACCTCTAAACTACCCCCTTTTATATCGGCATAACTAATGACCATAGATATACCATGTCCTAAATGTAATGTCCTAAATTTAGTATATCCATGATGTTTTAATATAGATGGATCACGTTGACGAAATCGTAAGGTATGCTCTTTTTCATCTACTGAAGATTTAAAATGATGTTTGGTTAACCATTCTTTAGCCTTGGGTATACTCCATATAGATTTATCAAATAATATGGATTGTATAAGTCCTGAAGATCCACCCTTAAGTATTCGAATGGTATTGATTTTAGTTTGGTTATCATCATTTATAAATTTAGGTATTTTATGTTGATATATAAGATGATGAAGTAATTCACGATTTAAATTCATTTATATATATATATTTTTTTTAAAATTATAAAAAAGTTAATATTTCTGTTTAGGTTTAGGTTTTGATTTAGGTTCTTTAAATGCTTTTATTTTTAGAATATGATTGGTAAGCTGTGATAATAACATCATATATTTATGATCCGTTTCTTCATTTATTTGTTTACTTAAATAAATTTGTTGTTCTTGTTTAATCTCATTAATAATACGATCAAAATATTCATTTGAAATCATAATATTATAAGTATATATAATAATATGAAAAATATAATAAAAAAAATTTATTATATCCATCTAATTATATGGACGATCATTATATTGATTATTTTATGATTGATCTAATTGATAAATTAAGTGAATATTATCAACCAATTGATATTAAAGAGGATATACAAAAAGCTAAGGATTCATTAAATTTAATAGAAAAACAATTAAATGAATTACAAAATAAATTAGACCAAATATTAACAGATACATAATTTTTTACATTTATTAGAATAATAACGAGCCAATGAAGCCTCCTTAATACGTTCTTTATTCATTTGATAATAGCTTTGTTTTTTGGTTTTATCTGCATTGTAAGCATCTCGTAATTTCTTTAAAATAACCAATTGATTATCAATGTAATATTCCGCATGAGTACGCGAAGGAATATTCTTATTGATACAGCTTCCATCTTTACGAAATAATTGGACATAATATTTTTCCCTTAATAATAATTCATTATGAGTATTGCAAGGGTAAGATTCAAGCAGTTCAATTTTATAGTTTTCACCTTGTAAAATTTCATAAGCTGTTATGTAATTTTGTTTGGTTAATAAATACTTTTTATAATTTGCTTTGTGTGCATTTAATCGGTTGAATAGCTCAGTACATGTACTACCAATATAAACCTTGTTTGTTTTGTTGCATTTTAATGCATAGACTTTACCCGATTGATATTTATTCATCTTGTATTCTATTAAGAAAATAATTTAGATTTTTTTTACGATAAATCCGAATTATTAATTCCTTAATAGAATATAACATGGAAATTCTTGATTTATTGCCAAATGAAATAGTTGAATATATAGGAACTTATACAAATGAATATCATAAAGCAAAGAATGAAAAACAGATTAGATTATATGAGGCAATTAAAACTCCTAGAAATACTGAATTTATTTATGGTCAAATTATTGGATTAATTCAAAATGTATCAGTTCAATTTTTATATAATTATGAAAGAATTGAGAAATGTAAATGGTGTAATAAAATATGCCAGTTTCAAGTTCTTGATTCCCCTATTAATATGTTTTACATTGATATTAAAAAACATACATGTCAACATAATTGTTTGAAAGCTAAACATTATCATCATTTTAAAGATTGTTTATTTTTGATAATCAACAAATCCAATCCATGGATTGATATTCATTTTTATAATCGTCATAGACAATATAATATATATGATAAATTATTATATAAAAAATTGTTACGATATATGAGACAAAAAGGATTTAAAATGAAATCATTAAATCACATAGTTAATGTATTTCATCGTGGTGATGTAATTCGTCAAATTCAGAATAATAATTATAGTATTAATATATAAAAATGCTTGGTTTTTATTCTGGTTATTGCACAATGTTTTTAGTCAAATTATTTATGGACAGACAACAAATTTATGAGATTATACAATGGAAGTTAATGAAACAGTCATGGTATAAAAAATTAAAAGATCCTATTCAGGACGAATATATTTATATTTGATCCATTATAGGAATTGGTTTGTTTAACAATATTAATCTTAATACATAAAATATAAAAACATCATTACACCAATCAATGAATTGTTGATCTTGTTTATTTTTATGTTCATTGAACTCTTCGTCAGTATACATAGTCAATGATCTATATGCATATTTAAATATATGTTTCACTTCATCAGTTGTACGAGATGACCATGTCTCTAATATCTTATTAATTAGGGACTTATCTGTTGTGATATGAATACCAGAAAATTTGTTATCAATTTGGTCACATGGAATTACAATCTTTTCATCAATCGGTAATTGATTCGAATCAATCATTATATAATAGATCAATATAATTATTTAGATTATTTTTCCTTAATTATTTGATTCAAAAATATCGGATTTAGATTATTTATATATAAAATGTAATATAGATTAGATATTCCTATATAGTAAATAGATAATGATTGAGAAAAATTTATAAATTTTTATTTTATTATATATAAAAATAATCTAAATCCATATAGATTTCATATAGATTTTATATAGGAATATCTAAATTGCTATGATATGGGATATATTACATTTCAAAAATAAATAATCTAAATCATTTTGACAAAATAATTATATCATACTATAATATAATGTCGGATGTTATAGAAAAACAAAAAAAACTAAATGAATATAAAATAAAACTTGCCTACATGGTTAGTGATGGTGATATTAGACGAGCTTTACCAGAAGCTAAAACAATGAAGTATTCTGAGTTAGCAGACTATAAGGATATATTTGAATTATTACCAGAGGATAAATCTTATGTAATTGTATTAACTGAGACTGGACCAAATAGGGGTCATTGGTGTTCATTAATGCGTTATGGTAATACGGTTGAATGGTTTGATTCATACGGTGTTAAACCAGATGGTGAATTATCCTTAATACCTCAATCAGTGAAACGGGCTTTAGGAGAAGATAAACATTATTTATCTAGACTATTAAAAGCATTACCCAAAGATTATCATTATGTATACAATAAGGCTAAATTACAAAGAGAAGGACCACAAATAAATACATGTGGTAAATGGTCTATACTACGAGTTGAAATGATGAAAATGGGTTATACCCTTCCTGAATTTATTGAATTTATTAAACGAAACTGTAAAGCACGAGAAATGCCATCGGATATATTGGTAGCCGGTTTCTTTCCTTTTTAAATCATTTTAATTTATATTAAAATGATTCATCATCTTTTATGTAGGTATTAATTTTTTTAATATAATTATCATGTCGTTGTTTTGCTATTCGTTCTTTAAATAGTTTTTTAATCTGTTTTAACATATTGAGACAATAACATTTCAGGAGATGTCCCCATTGCTTCAGCCGTTTCATTTAGTTCTTTAACTAATCCCGCAAATTTATCGGTACTAAAAATAGATCTTAACATACTAGCTCCTATTTTTTTACCAAAAATTTTATTTAATCGTTTGGTGATATCATTGATATTGGATAGATGCGTTCCATCATATTTAATTAAAAAATAACGTGGCCCATCTGGTTTTTCATAACGTTTCATGATTTTTAAATATTGATTAATTACTTTAAATAATTCATCTGAAATAGGAACTTCTTGATTTTGATATGTTTTCGCAGTTTTGAAATTACAAAATATAAATTTATGATTGGTTAAATCAAGATAGTTATATGCCTTATCCATTCCATCATTCCATTTTTTAACAATGACCATTTTTTGATAATCTGCATTTCTACGAGGTTTATCTAAAACGTATAATGACAAAATCATGTAATTTAAAATAGCATCATATTCCTGTTCTGTTAATTTCTTTTTTCCAAATAATGGAATTACTACTTCTCCTAAATCATTATAAATTTGTTTTACATCTTCTTGACTAATCCAATTCTCTTTTTGTTTTTCAGATTTATTTGGATTCTCTTTATGATCATCATTCATTTTTTTCATAATTCCATAATATTCTTTATATAATTTTTCTTGTTTTGGATCTAATTTTAAAATAGATACAATACTAATGATATAAGAACGTCTTGTATTTGGACTATATTTTTCCAATTTTTGTTGAATAGCTTCTATATTTTTTAAAAATGTAAAATTCTTAACCTCTTTATTATCATTAAGACGTTCAAGATTTTTTTTATATAAATTAAATGTTGATTCTGTAATTCTTCTTTGTTTTAGTAATTCAATGGTAGCCATATATATGTGTTTAGATTTTTATTTTTGGATTATTTGAATTTTTTATGATTATTTTTTATATATTGATATAATATAATTATGTCATCTTTACAACTATTAAATTTTAGAGTCGCCAATTTAGAAACTGAAGTAAATAATATTCAGGGGTCAACTGGAGCAACAGGACCTACTGGTAGTATCGGTCCAACTGGTAGCAATATTGGGTTTACTGGTTATACTGGACCAACAGGTGGTATCGGACCAACCGGAGATATAGGTCCTACCGGAGATATCGGATCAACCGGAGATATTGGTCCTACCGGAGATATTGGACCTACTGGAGATATTGGTCCTACCGGAGATATTGGACCTACTGGTTCTATAGGACCAACCGGAGATATTGGGTTTACTGGTTATACTGGACCAACCGGAGATATTGGACCTACTGGAGATATTGGACCTACTGGAGATATTGGACCTACTGGAGATATTGGACCTACCGGAGATACTGGACCAACAGGAGTAACAGGTTCAACTGGAGATATTGGACCTACTGGAGATATTGGACCTACTGGAGATATTGGATTTACTGGATCAACTGGGCCTACTGGAGATATTGGACCAACCGGAGATATTGGGTTTACTGGTTATACTGGTTCAACAGGAGTAACAGGTTCAACCGGATCGACTGGTCCTACTGGGTATACTGGACCAACCGGTACTATTGGTCCTATGGTTTATGATACGGGTAATGACAATGAATTAGGTGTTAATAATTCAATCATTGTTTCAAATGGAATAGGAAATATTCAATATAGTACTATTACATCAGATGGTTTCAAAACACAAACATCTTCTACTATCTATTCTTCTATGGGTCCAACTGGTATTAATATTTTAGGAACAAATTCAGATTTAAACCATTCCAGTAGTCAAATTTCGTTTCAATATAATAATGACGAAACCATTAAAATATTTGGTGGGTCAGTTGAACCCTATATTGAAATGGATCAACGATTTACAACAAATGAATATGCATTATATGGAGTAAATACTATGGAATTATCTGATACTTCCAGTAATTCTATGATAATTACAAAAAATTCGATTCAAATGAAATACAATACATTAGCAGATACATTTACGATTGATCCTTCCGGTATTACTTGGACAGATGGGACAAATACATATACAACTAATCTTCCTAGTCTTTGCTCTGCTCAAACGATATTGAGTTCATTACAGGCCCCACCCAATTCTACTACTTTATCTGTTAATAATAAAATTGTTGTATCCAATAGTGTTAATAATATTACCATTGATGGTGGATCAACTCCTCAAATTACTATGACCAATACAAGTGATAGTAGGAATTCTGTTTTTAAACCAGAATATTCACAATATAATCTAACAGGAACACCAACAACTTATGGTGTGATTGGACCATATAAAAATCATTTTCAAACTGCTTCTAATATTTATACCGAAACAGACGCATCAGGTCTTCATCTTCTTTATACGAATCCTACTGACCCTACTGATATTACAACAGTCAATTTAACCAAAGATGAATTAAATTTTAATAATACAGCGACATCATCATCAGCCTATTATGGATTATACAACACCCAAATGTATAGTACTAATGGTGATAATTATAATCTTACTTATGAAGGATCAAAATATGTTGGAAATGTGAATTATCATATCGATAGTGGAACTATTTATTATGGAGACCAATTTAAAAATGGAGCGACAAATTATTGCGTTGTTCAAGATAATGGAACTTCTCTTAATACTATACTTGATCAAAGTGAATTAACACAGGCTACCGTAGATATTACTAGTGGAACAGTAACATCAAGTAATACAGCGACAATTGCGAGTATCATTAATTCAGCCAATGATTATGTAGCAAATGGTGGCTATGTTGGTATTTCAAATAATCAAATAATAACGGGAACAAAAACATTTGACAATTCTTTAGTTGTTCAAAATTCAACATCTGTAAATAATATTACAGTAGGTGATACTCAACTTATAGTTCAAGATTCAACTGGTTCAGTATATTCAAATTGGAAAAACATAGCTTTCGCGGGAAATCTTCAACAAACTGAAGGATTAATGAGTTTATCGGGTGCAGATACGGCAACAGGCGAAAAAACATTTACAGCCCAAACATCATTTCAGTCATATGCCCCCCATTGTGATACTTTGGCAACTCAATACAATGATATGGTGACCAAAGCATACGTCGATAGTGTCGTGGGAAGTAATAGCGGGACAGGTTTGAATTTTTATTTAGAATATTCAGTAGCAAGTGATATAGCGGGTTATAAAAATTTGTCCAATTCATACACTTATGGATTAGGAACGACAACACATACAACTACATCACTCGGAACAAATACAATTGGTTCTTTCATGAGTCCTTTGAATGTTCCATATATTTATGGATCTTCTCTAAGTGCGGGTGTGTTTGCTATGAATCAGTTCGCTTATGTATCTACAAATACGGGACAATTAAATTTGTATTTTACAGTCAATAAATATGATACGTTAACCTCTACAATAACACTATTAGCCACTTCAGGAAATTCAAGCGATGTCAACGGAACAAACTCATCAGCCCCCGACCTATATCACATGACTGCATCTGTTCCAGCAACTACATTTTTATCAACAGATCGTCTCTTAATTATATTATATTCGAGTGGGTCAGGGATGGGGAGCGGGGCAACCATCACAACAGTTTATGAAGGTTCGTATTATTCTTATGTAAACACTCCAATTTCAAGCGGTGGAAGTCTTTTGTCTCAAAATAATAATTGGACAGGAACAAATAATTTCACTACAACAATAACCGCTCCAACGGCCCCAATTTCTACCAGCGATTCTACTGTTGCAAATTGTGCGTATGTCCAGAGTAATATTTCAGCATTATTAGCAACCACAACGGCGACATTTTTAACACAGACCCAAGCAAGTACGATTTATTTATCACAAACACAAGCAAGTTCTATTTATCTCTCCCAAACTGTGGCTTCAATTACTTACCAAAGTATTGCAGCAATGTCTGCCTACTTAACTACGAGTACCGCATCATCAACTTATTTACCCCAAGTATCACCAACGGTTTCATCGGGTAATTTGACTCTTCCTTCTTCTACGGCGATCTTATATGGAAATACTGGGACATTATCCATTGGGTCAATCGCTAATAATGCGACACAGACAACGGGTTTAAGATTACCAAAATATCTTGATGGAAATGATTTAACTGCTGGTTTATTTGTAGGATTCAATCATACAGGTGGTTTTTTTAGAAGTAATTTAGCAATTATAGCAAATGGTTCAGGGACATCATCACAAGTATTTACAGACTATATTTCACCACAGACAAGCGACACAGGCAATTTAACCATTGGCGGTTCTTTGACTTCTGGCTCAATCACCCTTGGAAATGCTACCCAAACTGGTAGTGTATTACTTGGCGTTTCACCTGCTACAAGCGATTCATCTCTAAAAGTCGCTACAACGGCGTATGTCAAAAATAATTTAGCCAATTATGCTTTGACTTCTGCTCTATCGGGTTACGCTCCCTTAGCAAGTCCAACATTCACAGGAACGCCATCTTTACCAACTGGAACAACGGGTATCACTCAATTAACTACGGACAATTCAACTAAATTAGCCACAACAGCATATGTCCAGAGTAATTTAGCCAATTATGCTTTGACTTCTGCTCTATCGGGTTACGCTCCCTTAGCAAGTCCAACATTCACAGGAACGCCATCTTTACCAACTGGAACGGTTGCAATTACACAAACAAGCACAGACAATTCTACTAATATCGCTACAACGGCGTATGTCCAGAGTAATTTAACAAATTATATAACAGCATCCAGTTTAGCCACTGCGTTAGCCCCTTACGCTTTGTTAAGCGGTGCGACTTTTACGGGAGCGGTTAGTGGAACCAATTTCACAGCCTCGGGCAAAATGACCACTCCAACAATTGACTATGGAACACCCGCCTCGGCAATTTCATTGTATGCTACCACAACGGGAAATATTACACTAGGAGCAACATCAGGATTAGTCATAACACCAACAAGAGTTGATATTGTTGGAACGGGAACAGCGTCAGCGGTTGAATTGTATTCTGTGCCTACCACAGGGTCAATCAAAATCGGTAAAAATTTAGGAACTGGCATATTATATCTTGGCGGTGCAACCTCATCCATGCTAACATCAAATAATATCAATCAACAGACCAACTCTAATAATATTGTATTATACGGAAGTACAACAGGGTCAATATCTCTTGGAAGTTCGGGAACAAATAGTGCAATGAATTTATATTCTAATGGAATCATTACATTGACCGCAGGTTCATTAAGCAATATCAGTTTAAACGGATATCTCATCACTGTATCGGGTGCGATTTCTAATCCCGTATCAACAAGCCCCGTAAGTATTGGCAACGGCGGGGGTATTAGTTGCAGTGGAGACCTTGACATGTTAGTAGCAGGAACAACGATAGCAAAAAGCCAATCTACAATCACATTAGGGGCTTCGGGAACATCTACAACATTGGTAACCCCTAACATTCATAATTCGTTGGACTCGGCTACAACAGTTCAATTATATCCAAATACTACTTCGGCATTAACTTTAAATACGGGGACTTCATCAGGGCTTACGAGCATTGGCTCGGTAAATGGTGGGGTAAGATTGTATGGTCAAGTAACAACAAATAATAACTTGGTTCAATCCAATACTGCGAATGTTATGAATATTTATGATACAAATACAGGCGGAGCCAATATTTGCCGTAATGGAGCGTTGATTAATATTGGAACAGGTACAAGCGGAAGCATTGCAATCGGTAACTCAACATCTCAAACAGGAACAACCACCATTTCAAGTAATACAGGGACAACCGTATCATCACTCACCAATACAGCAATTATTGCAGGTTCTTCGGTGTCCATTGGTTCAGGATCTCAGACAAGCGATACCCAAATATACGCCAATTCAACAAGTGGTAATATTACATTAAATAATCCATTACAAATTAATACAACTATCGCATTAACTTCTTTTAATCAAATTGGCTACAATTATGGATCATTAGGGACAGTATCTTATACGACTTATACCACAGGAACTACAAATATTAAAGTTCCTTCAACTACTTCACCCGTTCCTATTGGGTTACCCGTTGGTATGTATTTAGTTACTGTAAATGTTGCTTTTAATACAACTACACCAATCACTGCGGGTGTTTTAGCGGGTATCCATATCGGTTATAGTATAGGAACATTAGCAACATACCTTAATACAAGAACAGCAGTCTGTTATATTGATGCTACTTCTCCAATTTATGCTTCGGCGAATACATCAAGAACAGCATCCGCAATGACTTATGCGGCGTCAATGGTTGTTTATAATCCTACGGCGGGGCAATATATAGCCCCTTATGGCTTTGTCAATATTAGCACAGCCTTTACAGGCGGTGGTAGTGTCGGCTGTAATATAGCCTCATGGCAATTGACCCGTATCGCTTAATTTTATATTTTTTATATTTTAAATAAAATATTTTTTAGTTTTTTAAAAAATATTTTATTCTTTATCAGATTCTTTATCCGGAATATGTTGAATTTTTACTTTATCATTACAATATAGACTTGTAAATTGATCTAAGTTATCAAAAACAAAGACAGACGGAATTTGTAAAAAAAAGGATGCAGCTATTTTACCATTTCGAAATTTCATAAGTTCTGCCATTATTTTATATTTCTTAATCATTTCACCTTGTTGATCCTTTTCCTCAAATTCCTCAAAAAGCACAAATTTAGACATTTTATAAATTATAGTTAGATTTTATTTTTTTGGATTTTCCTTAATTATTTATAAAAATCTTACTATATATATATATGCAATCTCACCCATCATGGAATCCAGAAATTATTAATATATTGAATAAAATTAGATTGAATTCAATCATTTTATCAAATAAACATCGTATGATTGGGTTACAATATCAGTATTATAGTCGATTTTTTGATTTGCCTATTATTGTGACTAGTACCATTTCATCCTCTTTAGGCAGTATTTCCTATATTCAGGATTCAGATAAACAAAGTATTATTTTATTTATATCCATCTTTATTACATGTTTAAGCAGTATTAAAATCTATTTAAATCTGAGTACTAATCTTATTACGGAAACGAGTTTAAGTCGTGATTTTTATTTACTTAGTATTGATATCTATAAAAATTTAAATCTTACGACAGAAGATCGACCGGATAGTCATACTTATTTAAATGAATCTTATTCACAATATTGTAAACTCATAGAACAATCTTCTTTGTATGCTAAATTAAAACATGACGAATTATTAAAAATAGATAAAGAGGATGATATGGATACAGAAACCATTCTATCTTATGGATCAAGTTCATCTTTAAATAGTCCAACCATTTTAAGAACTGAAATAAATGAATTTTAATGATATTAAGTAAAAATAATTATAATACTATATAATATATAATGCATAGTCCTGATTATCAATATTATGATATAATGGTAAGTAATTTAAATAATGATTCAGCTACCGTACCATCACCATTGACTTTTCAAGAAACAAGATCTATTCCTATCTTAAAAAATCCTAGAGATTACGCAATGAGCATTACCCGTTTTAGTTTATCAACTCAGTGTTTACCTGTTTTTTTACCAACAATTAAACCAAGATCAAGTGACATTAATGAAACCGTTTATAAAATTTCGTTAGTTTATGCATATACAAACGGATCAGGTGTTCAAAGTGAATACGTCTATACAGAGACCATAGAATTTCGTCCTCAAAATATATCAGCTGCAATACCATCAGCTCCGGCATTTACTATAGATGGTTTACAGGATAATTCAACCGGTTATTATAATATTTATAGTTATGAATATTTTGTAGCAACGGTTAACTATTATTTAAATAAATGTTATACTGATTTATTAGCATCTTTACCATCTGATGTTTATTCATCTATTCCAACATCTGCATTGACACAACCTCCTATCCTTATTTTTGATACAAGTACGAATCTAGCAACACTATATATACCTTCTACATTAAATAATAATAATACTAATTTATGGGGTGTTTATAATAAATCCGTTGATTCTGGACCAACCAATGACCAATTTAGAATTTATTTCAATACGGGTCTTTATGCCTTATTTTCAAGTTTACCAGCTTTAAATAGTTTAGGATATTCTTATTCTACCGCGGGTATGTCTTATACTAGCACAGATATGACCAATCAAATTCTTATACCTTATAAAAGTGCATTATACCCAACCATTTATATGCCTATTGGTTCACCTTCAGCAAGTCAATATCCTTGTTATCCAATCATTCAGGAATATTCAACTATCAATAGTTGGAGTCCTGTATCAAGTATAGTATTTACGAGCAATTTTTTACCGGTTGTGAATAACCAGTTAAGCAATCCTGTCGTTTATGTAAACAATCAATTGGTTTCATTGACTCAATCAAGTGCTAATTTTGCAACAGTCATCACTGATTTTTGTAGTGCTAATTTTAAATCAGATGATGTAGTATTATACAATCCAACAGCAGAATATAGACGTCTCCAGTTGGTAGGAGATCGACCAATTAGTACAGTTGATGTATCCGTCTTCTGGATGGATAAAACTAGTCAAAAATTATTACCATTTTATTTATTGGCGGGAGGGTCATTTACTATGAAAATTTTATTCGAAAAAATCATCAAAGATTAAGGAAATTTAAGGAAAATGATTATAATTTTTATACTAAAATTATGATAAATTAAAATATCATACTAATTTATATTATGTCCGATTTTTCTACCGTCCTAGTTGAAGATTCTGTTATTTCCGAATTAACTGATGAAATTTCATTTGGTGTCATGTCAGGTGCTGCTCAAAAAACATTTCAGCCTTACACCGCCAACAGTGTAAGCAATAGTACTCTTACCTTTTCGATTCAAATTCCATCTGAATCCATCTGTATTAATCGTCATTTATTGATTGAGACTGACATCAATCTCACATTAACTGCTTCCGGCGTCCCTGGTAACCAATCCGCATGGAATCCTAAATTGTGTTCATTTAATGCATTTCCATTTCATCAACTTGTTAACAGTGTTACGAATACTATCAATAATACAAGTGTTACAACTCAAGTATGTGACATCCTTCCTGCTATTCTTCGTATGAATGATCCACGTGCCATGGGTCTTACAAATTCGTTTGCTCCTTCGCTTCGTCAAGGTGCTTATGCAGCTCTTGAAGATGCTTATCCTGCTTCGAATAATGCTGGTGGTGGATATCGTTCAGGTTCGTTAGACAACCGATATTTAGGAGATAGTTCCATTGTCTATAAATATGTTAAAGTAGAACATTATTTAAACGGTGAATTCGTAGATGATAATCTTATTTCAACAGGTGCTGCTAATGAATCATGGATTATTTATTTAACCATTACCACACGTGAACCAGTTGGACTCTGTCTATCTCCATGGGTTGCAACTAAACCAGATGAGAAGGGTGGTATTTATGGTGTCAATAACATGTCCTTTTTATACCAGCTTGATTCAAATGCTTCTCGTGTATACAAAGCTCCCCGTGTCAACCCAGTTTCAAATCCAAATATTGGAACATATATCCTCGCAGCTACTGAAGCCAATTGGATAACATCTGTTTCATTTGGATGTAAATATGGTACTGACAATAATGCAGCAGCGTCTACTGTCCTTCTTGGGCTTGTACAACCTCGTTTATTGTTTGAATTTAACACTTTTAGCCCAGAACAAGTTACTAAGTTATCTGGTCGATGTGTTAATAAATTCCTTGATTATCCTCGTTATATTTCTCAGTCTAGTCAGACAACTACTATTCCATCTAGTGATGTAACATCAGGAGTAGGATTTTCATTTGCTCCTACTAAAGTTACACTTACATCTCAATCGATCCAATTAAATCAAGTTCCAGATCTCTTACTTGTTTATGTTCGTGTACCACTTGCCCAACAGTCATTTGACACAATCATATCAAACGGAGCTATTTCTACCATTGGATCTGATGGATTTTTATCTATTGATAAAATTTCTGTTACATTCAACAATGGTTCCGGTATCATGTCCACTGCTTTACAGCCCCAGCTCTATGATATAAGCCGTCGTAATGGACTTAACATGAGTTTCGAGGAATTTCAGGGCTATGCAAATGACTTTCAACTTGATACTGCTCTTGAAGCTCGTTTACCTCAAGTTGTATCAACTGGGGGTTCATTGCTCGTGTTATCTCCTTCTCTAGATTTTAATGTTCCACAATTTATTTCAGCATCGAGTTTAGGACAGTTCAATTTCTATATGACACTCGATGTATACAATCAATATCCTGCTACTACAAACTGTGAGATAATTATAATTTCGCTAAATTCGGGGGTTCATATCACCCAGGCTGGTCAATGTCAGGTCATGACTGGACTATTAACCAAGCAGCAAGTTCTTGATACAAAATCATCAAAAGCAGTTCCTGCTATCTCGACTGGTGAATTTGAGCGTTTGGTTGGTGGATCTCATGAACACCGTGGTATGAGCCATATTAAATCTCTTCTAGGAATGCGTAAGCATGTAGGAGCTGGTATGTCGGGAGGAGCATCGTCCGGTGGTGTACTTGCTCGGCATATTCGTTAAACTATATTTATTTTTTAATTTTTTAAAAAAATAAATATTACCAATATTTTTATTATTATTATAATATATATTATGAATTTTTTAAAGGACTATAGAAAACAAATCTCAAATGAAGTAAACGGTCATATTCATGATTGGATTAATCATGTACCACAACCAACCATGATTGGAGGTGAGCCTCTTATGTATGGTGGAGGAGCTAAATCAAATATATCTCAACCTTTAGGATATACAAGTCCGTATGGACCATCTACTTTAGCAACTGGTGATTCATGGTCTACACGTCAATTACGAGGTGGTGAAATGGAAGAAATTATGAGTGAATCAGACGATGATGTAATAGGAGGCGGTTTTTGGAAAGATTTCAGTCATGGTTTTGAAAAGGGATTTACGGATACAGCTAAAATATTTACTGCTCCAGCTGTTGCTTTAGGAGCAACTATGGAAACAGGTGATCCTATGAAAGGAGCTGAGGCATTCAATGCGGTTAACAATGTATTAAAAGGTAAGGGTATGACATCTGATGCTGAATCATTATTACCAACGAATGAACTTAAACCTATTTTAACAGAATATAAAACAAGAATCTTAAAAAAATCCATAAAAGGAGAAATTAAAAAAGGTAAGGCACTTAAAAAAGTAGAACAAAAAATGGAAAAAGCAGTTGAAAAAGCAGAAAAAGCAGTTGAAAAAGAAACCAAAATTAAATTGAAAATTAAAGAGCGTTTGAAGGCAGAGGAAAAGAAAGCAGAGGAATTAAAAGAAAAGCTTAAACGTGAACAGGAGGAACGAGACAAGGAAGCCCAAGAATTAGCAGAGTATAAAAAAAAGGAACGTGCTGAAGCTGATAAAAAGGAGAAGCCAAAACGTGTAAAAAAAGAGAAAATAGAAACACCTGAAGATTTCTTAAAAAATCTGGATAAAACACATGAAGAGGTTATGAAGGCAATGAAAGAACAAGAGGAACACGAAAAACGAGAAGCTCATATGAGAAAAGAACAAGTCCGTATGGCAACTGGTGGAGCTATGGTAGGCAAGGATCTAGCGAGTCGTAAACCTATTCCTGTTTCTGATGTCCCCTATATTAAAAAGTTAAGAGGTGGAGGTGTACCCAATAAGAGAGCAGAAGTAGTCAAACAGGTTATGAAGGAGAAGGGAATGAAAATGATTGAAGCTAGTAAATATGTAAAAGATCATGGATTATATAAAAAATAAATTTTACTATATACAATCCGATCATTGATCGGAATATCATTCGTAAATGTATTTTTTTATTAACAAAAAAAAACAAGTAAAACATTTACTATTATAAATTCCATCATTGATGGAATCATTAAGAGTAGGAGGTTTTAGTTTTTTGTTCTCGGGGCAAATTAGGATTTGTAAAATTCATAATATCAAAAAAATAATATTATGAATAGTATATAATGGATATTACAATCAAACATATTCAAGATCTAATCACTGATGAAAAAATTCAAAAGTTATTTAAAAAATATAGTAATGATTCAGATGAGGAAATGAAAAAATTAATACGAGAACATCGAGAAATTGGTAAAATGAATCGTCGTATGAATCAAGAAAGACGAGAACGTGAACATATGGGTATGGAAGATATCAATCATAGTGAACCTTCAGATAAGGAAATGATGGAAGCAGCTAAGAGACTTCGAGAAATGGGAGAACGTAATCGTCGTATGAATCAAGAAAAACGAGAACATAAAGAACAGGAACATATGGGTATGGAAGATGTAAACCGAGTTGAAAAAAAGGTAGCAAAAAAACCAAAAAAAATAACACAGGCTAAGATAGACGCCATTGATAAATTTATAGAATTTACGATACCAAGAATAAGTGATGCTACCATGTATTTAGTAGCAAATGAATCATCAAAACCATTGAATAAAGAGACGGATAAAAAAATGGTAGAAGCAACCAATCAATTTATAAATGATCTACATGAGTGGATGATACAAGAAGAGTTATTGGATATACCAGAAGAATTTAAACAAAAAATAATGAAAGCAGTTGATTCTAAAATTGAATCATTACATCGTCTATATAAAGACGCCAAGGAAGATTACATAAAAACAGGTAAAACACGAGAGGTCAAATATAATGAAAGGTTATATCATGTAATGCATGAAAATTATAAGGAAAGTGCAGAACGAAGAAAACGAGAGGAAGAATTTAAAAAATCTAAAAAATCTAAAAAACCAGATATAGACGATGATATTCAAAATATAATTGATAATTATGATGATATGTATATTGATAAAGTATTAGGTGAATCTGAAGTAGGAAAACAGATGATTCCGATCATTGAAAAACGAAAGGGTATGATCTTACCTTTCTTATTATTTGCAACTCCTGATCTTAAAAAATTATTTGAAAAATTATATCTTCATCTACATGAAACAATGGGAGTCATTCCAGCATTTGAAAAAATTTATGATATATTAGACCAATTCATACGATATACCAATCCAGATGCTGAAATAGTTCCTTTCTTACATCATGGGGAAACATACCCAATAGCTATTGATTATTATTCAAAAGCATTACCTACTCGATTACGTACCCAGATTATAAATGATTTAAAAGAAGAACATAAAGAACTTAAAGAAGTCAAAGAACCAGCTAAACCAGTGAAACCATCTGAAGTATGGAGACCAAGGGGTGATATCGTCAAGGAAATTATGGAATCCAAGGGATTGAAATTCATTGATGCGTCTAAATATGTAAAAGATCATGGATTGTATACCCCAAAGCCAAAGGGAGCAACAGCTCCAAAATCAGCACCTAAAGCAGCACCAAAGAGTCCAAAAGCTGCTAAGGCAGCGGCTGCTCCATCTGGCGAATGGAGACCACGAGGTGATATAGTTAAGAAAATTATGGAATCCAAAGGATTGAAATTCATTGATGCGTCTAAATATGTAAAAGATCATGGGTTATATACACCAAAGCCAAAGGGAGCAACAGCACCTAAAGCAGCTCCTGTAGCTCCAAAAGCTAGTGTTTTAGATCCATCGGTATTAAAAGCTCATCAAAAATTAATGGAAGATACAGATCGATCTATTGAATCATATAAGCAGAGGAAATCATCTTCAAAACCTAAATATGAAATATCATCAAGTATGTTAGATCTAGATTAATTCCTATATAATTCTATAAAAAATATTGTATAATTATATAATGCCTATTCTTTCAAATGGAGATTATTTAAATTCGTTAGATAATAGTTTTATAGGTGCTTCTCGTAAATTAGTGAAAACCAATAAAAATATTGGTAAAATGAATAAACAATACAATAAAGAAGTCAATCAATCCGATATAGATTCTATGATTGGTTATTTATCTAATATTAATATTTATTTAGATCAATTAATTGCAGTATCTTTAGGTGAATCAGTTCAACCAGTTATGGAAGGCGGAGCATTAGAAGGACCACTCGATGATCAGGATATAAGATCTATATTATATAATTTAATTGATACAAATCATTTATCATGGGATGAAGTCAATGCTATTCTAGATGATCCACAATTTCATCAAAAAGTAGATGAACTTTTACAACATTATGATAACCCAGATGAACCTAAACATTTAATTATGCAAAAAATACATAATATATTAGCTGATTATTATGATGGGGATGTGTTTGAAGATGTAACGGATGAACCCGAATCTATTTCTAGATTTGCACCCATGCGTTTTGATACTCCTTCTGATTATGACCCTTCTGAATCTTCCATGAGTATTCCTGAATATGATCTTTCTGGATATGTAGAAAATGTATTTGAAGAGGTTCAACAAGAGCTGCATCATCTATATCCTACAATTGATCGACTCCGTCGATATGCATTATCTCAATATGTTCCAATTGAATATACTATCGAGGGAAGCAAAGCAAAGACCTTATATGATTATAATGAATTATTACGAAAAGTAGTATTAGACGATAAAAGGGTTCAAGATGCTTTACGAGATGATGATCCAAATCTTTTTGAATCTATAAAACATTTACCGAATGTTATACCAAAACTAGATAAAGAACATCAACGGGGTATTCTAAGTTTAATTAGTACAATTATGATTGAAATCAATAAGGCAAAGAAATTTTTTAAATTATCCTTTTTACAGGATGTTACTAAAGTAGGTGAACAAACACGAGAATCTGTAGCTAAAATCATGAATGATATGAAGATCAAGACAGATGAAATTAAAGAAATTTCAAGACGAGGTGCATATGATGTAGTTACTAATAAAAATATTCATCAATTATTAACTGAATTGGATAGTCTAGATAATACTAATATATTTAAAGGGGTTGAGGTTATGTATGATTTACCATCATTAGAAGGAGGATCGATGAAATCGATGAAAATAAAAGATCCATTTTTATTTAATCCATACAAAGGATTTGAATCCATGCCTATGAAATATTTATTATAATTTAATAATATATGGAATCTATTTTTGATTTACTCACAATAAATGGAGATTATCGAATCATTGGATCTGGATCTGATAAAAAAATAAAATATAAATCTGATTATGATCTAGTAGAATACATTAACCTTAAAAAAACAGTTACCTTAACTGATATTTATCATGATTTTTTAAACAAATTTAAATATGTCCAGAAACATCCTACTATTTTTATTACTGATTTTAAATGCGGAATGAATTCAGACGGTGAACCTTTACGATGGAAATATCAAGATATGAAAAAAGGTTATAAAATGGTAGATGGTAATCATATTACATTTCAAGAAGCTTTAAAATATAAAACCACATGCAAAATGGATATTATAGCGATCCTAGATGATAAATTATATGAATTTAGTGAAAATTATTATTTTAAATCAAAACATCCTATTAATTATACAGAATCTGATCAATCCTATGATGTTATCTTAAATTCATTATTATATTCTTATGATGAATATATGAATGTACAACATAATTATTTTAAGGGATTAAAACGAGCTTATAGTATCTATAAATTAAAACATGATCCAAAACAAAAAAAATTAATACCTTTTTTTAATTCCTACCTAGGAAATTATAATAAAATAAGATCAGATTTAAAGTTAATTCAATTCATGAAACATCGAATCTCCAAAGAAATTTATGATAAAAATGTTGGGTTTATAAAAGAACAAATAAAAGGACTTAAAGACGGAGATAAATTTCATGGTAATGTAAATACATTATATAAACAGATTGATAATTATATTAATCAAAAAACATTGGATTTTATACATCAACATCAAGATTTATTACTGGATTAATTTTATATCCTAATATATATAAAATGAATTTTGAAAATCAAGGTGAACCTTTAGCAATCATCAACGCTGAAAAATATAATAAAAAACATAATAATCCTATCCTTATGTTAGGAGATAAAGCTAATCATATATTCAATAACATTAAATTGAATGATGGTGAAAAATTCCAATTGATACCCAATACAGCAAAAGAACGCGATGTACTCTATGTAGTAGGACAGTCTGGATCTGGTAAATCCTATTTCTGTTATCAGTATTTAAAAGAATACAATCGAATTTATCCAGATCGTAAAATATATATGTTTTCATCTTTAGAGAAAGAAGGTGACGGTGATGATATTGATAAATTGAAAAATTTTCATCGTATTAAAATAGATCAACAATTTTATGACGATGATGATATACCTATTCAAGAATTTAGAGAATCAGCTGTTATTTTTGATGATATTGATAATCTTAAAACTAATTTTAAAAAAAAGATTTTATATCTTGCAGATTGTATATTACAGACAGGTAGACATTATGACATAACCTGTTTATTGACCTATCATGTTGCAACCTCTGGAAATGATACGAAAAAGATGCTTAATGAATGCCGTTCCGTTACATTCAATCCTCGTACTATGGGCAATAAATCATTAAAATATTTATTGGGTGAATATTTAGGACTTGATCGGTATGAAGTAGCAAAAATCAAAAAATTAAAGGGTCGTATGGTCACTGTGTGTAAATCATATCCTAAATGTGTTATTTCAGAATCTGAAGCTTATGTATTGGATTAACGGTATTGAGTAATCGATCGGTCTTTATAATATCCTTGTGGTTTTGAAAGATTCAAAGCATTATCATGTAAATCCTTTACTTTTTGTCTTAATAGTTCATTCTCTGGATCTTTATCACTTTTACGCTGTATATATCTATATTGTGACCAGTTATAAGCTTCTATCTTATCATTTAAATATTCATCTAATTCCTTAAAAGATATCTTAGCATTATGGATAATACGTTCACGTTCTTCAACAGGTAATTCATGAAAAAGTAATCCATCATATTGCATTCTTATTATAGTATGATATTTTTATTATTTAGTAAATGGGGATTCCCCATTCATGCCATAGTAAATAGCGGTAATCCCGTTATTTACTATGTAAAAAGAGTATAATGTACTTATTCGGTATCATAGAATATTCTTCTTTGTTTCAGACACGGCACTGCCGGATTTGTATCTGTTATTTTTCCATTGAGCATGTTTTTTTTACAGATAGGTTATTTTTTCGTTTTTTCGAACTTTTTAACAATAGACTCTACATAATCAGCTTGTTGATCATAATATTTACGATCTGCTATACATAATTTACCATTCATCATTTGTTTTTCAATGGGTATCATCTGTAGATAGTCTTGTATTACCTTTTTTTTTAAATTAGGCGGGGCTTGATTTAAATATGGAATAGCATCATTAATGTTATCACAATATTTTTTATTTATCATAGAATATACTTCATAAGATGAATCAATGATATCATTTTCATCATTGATTAATACCATATGTGTTACAAATATATATCGATTATGTTCAATATCATCTGCTATCACAATTACAGATTTTGGTTTAAACTGGTTATGACCATTCATGACAAAGCAATCATATAAGTATTGAGTATTGGTTAAACATTGACGTTTTATATGATTCATTTTTTGGTACTCTCTCATAGCATTGATAATTGTTATAAAATCCATTTTTTATATATAGTATATTCTTTTTTTTATACCTTTTTTATATATTCCTTAGAAAGTTCCAAAAGTTCCAAAAGTTCCAAAGATCCAGTCAAATTATAAACTTTCCTATAGGGAAAAAAAAAAAAAAG